TGCGTCGTCATCTGTCTTCGATTATCGTGTTGATGGTACTACGACAGCAGCAGGTGATCCAGGAGCGGGTAAGTTTAGATATAGTGACGCATCTCAGACTGGTTCTAACTATTTGTTTATGGATTGGATAACGCAAGACGGATTTGATGTCGTTGCATTATTCCAAGCGATGACTCCATTAACTGAGTTCCTTATACAAGATAAGGACTTCTCTATAAATAATCAGAAGTGGAGGATGCTTGGTCCTGCCGTGATGATGCCGGACTGGTTTCAGATCGAGGTTGAGTTTATAGAGGGTGATGCAATCTTCTCTAATAATCAATTAGTGTCTTTCGTGGTTATGTTTCAAGGACAAGAGGGTGAACCTGGACCAATCGGACCACAGGGACCAACTGGACCAACAGGACCAGCAGGACCGGGTGTAGCTGCTGGCGGTAGTACTGGACAATTGTTATCGAAGATCAACAATACTGATTATAACACTCAATGGACTAATCCACCTGTTGGAGATGTCACTAAATCATATACAGATACACAAGATGCGCTTCGTGTTCTCAAAGCCGGGGATACGATGACAGGTCAACTAACTATTACGCGCGACTATCCCGGTATAATCCTTAATCAGAATGTTGCTCCTGCTAGTGGATCGAGTGCTATTGCAGCTAAACAGAATAATGTGCTTCGTTGGCTGATGAGTTGGACTACGCAGGATGCAGCGCAGAACTTTAATCTACAAGCATTTGATGATGGTGGTACTCCGCGTGTTGTATTAGATTTTAATAGAGCAACAGGTCTTGGTACATTACAAGGTGATCCAACTGTAGCATTAGGTATCGCTACTAAACAATACGTGGATACTAAGGTTGCTGCTGGAGGTGGTGGGAATTACGTATTGAAGACCGGCGATACTATGACGGGCGGTCTTACGCTCAATTACTCAGACCCGACAATTGTTTTGTACAAGCCCACTGATGCTGGCGTTAATCAGATGTATGTCCAATCGACGGGGAAGACCAAATGGCTTTGGCGATTTGCTGATGCAGGCACTAATGATCTTAATATATACCGAATGAACGCTGCCGGTGATACAATTCTCAGTACGCCTATAGCGGTTCAATGGTCTACTGGTAATATCTTTTTTCAAGGTGTTGAGTATCACAAATACACTTCTCCCGGTGCAGGTGGTTGGTATGACACACAAACCATATCACAGAGATTTTTCGTTGGGACTGAAGGAGGGACTGATAATTTTAGGATGTATTCGGCCGCTTTAGGTATGAATGTTTTTAATCTTAATGCTGCAAGTGGACAACTTGTATTAGCTAAAGGACTTACTGTTGGTCCGTACAATGGAATACACTATAGACAGCAGACAGCAGACTATAGCGTTCTTCATTATAGTGATAATACAAGCTACTACTTATTATTCACCAATGCAGGTGATCCTACTGGAAACTATAGCAATCTGCGTCCGTTCTATGTAAATATGTCTAATGGCAATGTCGTGATGGGTCATGCGCTGACTGTCAACGGCGTACTTGCTGGTAACAACATAAACGGTACAAATATAAGTGCATCATTTTCCTTGAGAACATATGGATGGGCTGGTAATCCTGATAATAGCATCATCTTCTTCTCAAGCGATAATTCGAGATATATTAATTATTACGGTGGTAATTATACCTTTGCTGGCGGGACAGTGGGCGCATCAAATGGTCGTCTGTGGGGTGCGAGTGATTTTGCTAATCCTTCTGGTACTTATCTCCCATTAGCTGGTGGTCAAGTAACCGGACAGCTTATAGCGGGTGCTAGTACGGGAGCATGTGAAGACGCAGGACAACACGGACTTGAATGTAGAGGAGCTGGTGGTGGACACTCTTCTGTTATGGCATTTCATAGACCCGGTGCATTTGCTGCTAACCTTGCATTAGGTACCGATAACAATCTTCGATGGGGAGGTTGGAGTTTTGGTGCAGTGTCGTGGAGAGTAGTACATGAGGGATTATCAAGTCCAACTCTTAAAGATACTGTAACCATTACGGGTAGTGCGGACGCTTGGGGTCAATATTACGGTCGTTTAGGTATCAATGGTACGAGGAGTAACACATTCAGTATCTATTGGGATGGTCGTGCATGGTGTATGATTGATAATAGTAATATGGGTCAGTTCTCCGGTGTATCGGATTATAGAGCGAAGAAAGACGTAGAGAATATGAAGAGCATGTGGGACGAGATTAAAAAGGTGAGGCCAATCAGTTTCAAATTTAATGATTGGATGCCTGAGTGGGAATTAGAGACACAGACGAAACGTGCTGAGGAAGAGAATAGAGAAGTCCGTCCATTCATCGTAGGTAGTAATATGACTGAGTGGGGATTTATCGCTCATGAGTTACAAGAGGCATTGATACCGACAGTATCTTCTGGTTATAAGGATATACAGAAGGCAGTCCAAGTACCTAACCCTCTCCCGTTGATAGCGATGACGGTGAAGGCATTACAAGAAGCAATCGCTCGAATTGAAATCATAGAGGCAAAGTTACAATGAACGAAGAACAGCAGGCTATCAGTCAGAAAGTCGAACAAGGTGTGCGTATGTTGATCGGTGATCTTTATATGCAGCTTATCGTCATGAAAGCACAGATGGAACATCAACAGCAACAGCCAATTCAACATACGAATGGACAAGATCATGCCAATGAAAAGCGACAAACAGCGTAAAGCGATGTACGCTGCGGCATCTGGTAAGTCTACGATTGGGATACCGAAACAGGTTGCTAAGAAGTTCGTCCGCGACTCTTCGTCGCGCGGAGTATCACCGCAACCACCAAAACAACAGCAACAATCACCCGAATTACAAATGGCAATGATGGAGGCGATGAGGAGAGGACGTTAATGATTGTATTAGCGCGACCTATCATACTTGCATTATTACTAGGTGGATGTGCATCGATTAGTCCATTTGGTTACGGTGGCTACACTGGTCGTGGTATTGATCCCTACGCTGCTGCATTATATGGAGTACCTGACGCAGTTGTAGTTACTCGACCTCCTGAGATTTACACAAGAGCGGAGATCGATGCAATCAATGCGGAAGTCAGTTGCCGTAGACTTGCGAGGAATATGCTAGAAGCACAGAGGTGTGGTGTGAGGAGGTAACAATGCCAATCGGTCTTATCTTTTGGGTACTGATGCTAATAGTACTAGTATTCGGACTTGCTAGACAGCATCCTTCGTTTTCCTCATTCGCATGGGGATGGGATTGGTTGTTGTACATCCTTCTATTCCTACTCGGATGGAAGGTGTTTGGGTTTATGGTACATGCATGACTAACTACATCGTAAAAGAAGATGGACTGAATGACCGTTTCTTCAAGTCGCGTGCTAAGATACGAGTTCTTGGTGGCGGCTTTGCTAACGGGAAGACTGCTAGTGCCTGTATTGAAGCACTCAAATTTGCCCGTGATTATCCGGGTTCAAATGGGCTTATGGCTCGTGCAACTTATCCTAAACTTAATGATACTCTACGTAAGGAGTTTATCAAATGGTGTCCGAAGCAATGGATAAAGAACTTCCCACTCGGACAAAACTCAAGCAACATGTGTACACTAAAGAATGGTACAACTATAAACTTCCGCTATATGCAGCAGCAATCGAGAGGGGACGAAGCAGCTACATCGAACCTACTCAGCGCGACTTACGATTGGATTGTAGTGGATCAGATTGAAGACCCTGAAATCGTACATAAGGACTTCTTAGATCTGATGGGCCGTCTACGTGGATCAACGCCGTATATCGGTGATGATGAGTCAATGCCACATACAGGTCCGAGAATGATGATCCTCACCTGTAATCCGACACGTAATTGGGTATATAAGAAACTTGTCCACCCGTATCATATGTATAAGGAACGAGGAATAGTGTCGAATGATTTAATCGTATTAAGAGATAAAGACGGGACGCCTGTTAAAACTAAGAGTGGAGAAGTGCAACTATTGTTAGATGTAATTGAGGGTAGTACGTATGAGAATGCCCACGTACTAGAGCCTGATGTTATCCAAGGTTTAGAGAGTACGTATACTGGACAGATGAAGGATCGCTTCTTGTTGGGTAAGTGGGCCGCATATGAAGGTCTGGTGTATCCGCAGTATAATGATATAACACACAGCGTCGAACACACTGACATACTGCGCCTGTGGAATAGACTTATTGATGACGGATACCTTGTTCCTCTTATAGATGGCTATGACTTCGGTATCGCTGTCCCCACGTGCTATCTTATCGGCTTTGTTGATGATGATGGGAATGTGATTTTAGTGGATGGTTTCTATAAGCGCGAGATGGGTATATTAGAGCAAGCAGAACAAATCAGATTGATCAGACATAGATGGGGAATGCCGCAGGATCAGGAGTGTTGGGCCGATCCGAACATCTTCAAGCGATATGGTGGTAACAGTGGTAATGTAAATGAAACTGTGGCTTCACAATTCGCTAATTTGGGTGTCCCTATGCGTCGTGGTAATAACGATGTATTGGGCGGGATTGTCAAGGTGGGAAGTTATCTCACTATTAGCCGTTTCCACCGTAATCCTTTTACTACTGAGTTTGCTGCCCCTCATCTTTTCGTATCTAGGAATTTAGATTGGTGGATTGACGAGGTTGGTGGATACTATTGGGATAAAGATAGTAAAGGTGAGCGAGACGATAGGCCAACAGATCGCAATGATCATGCGATGGATACAACCAAGTACATGCTCACTAAACTAGAGGCTATCGCTCGACCTGATCCACGAAGGAATGAGGTCGTTGGATACTTGCAGTGGATGGAGAGTGAGCCTATCGTTCGCGGCTCTAGGAAATGGCGTCACGGCAGGGAACGGACGCAACAAATGAGTGAGATTGTGTAATGGCTGAAGAACAGGATTATGCAGCTATTAGCGAAAGTCTCACTGAAGGTGGGATTAAGCCTGCAAAGGGTAAAGAGGAATACTCACCGTCTTATAAGGTGATGCAGGATACTAAGATACCTGTATCGAAGCAAATGGGGAAATTGTGGAAGGCGAGACGTGATCAGGCGAAGGCGAAATTGAAGAATGAGGGTATAGCTGACGCATGGGATGAATGTATTAGGTACTACAACAATGATCAGGTAACTCATAGTAACGTCGAAGGCAGTCCTAACGTATCGAGGATGTCTCGTAAGGGTACAGGAGTTAGTGATGAACATATTGAGACGGAGAACGTTGTATTCGCGAATACTACCGCACTCGTACCAGCTACCTACGCCAAAAACCCCGATGTCGAACTCACTCCGAATGATAAGCAAGATGAAAAGACCACCTTATTCTCGACTTGCTGCGAGAGATTGGTTAATGCGCTATTTGCAAAAAAGGTGTCTCCTGGAATAAATCTCAAACCTAAAGCTCGTAAGTGTATCATCATGTGTACACTGACTAATGTTGCGTATTTAGAGTTAGGATGGACGGAGAAAGAGGATAGTAGCGAGGCAACACTCAATGAGATACAATTTGAGGCCGATAGATTGGCTAAGGCGAAAGACCTACATGAGATTGAGGAGATTGAGGGTTGTTTGGCGGCACTTGAAGACAAGATCAACGTATTAAGCCCGAGTGGTCCGTGGTGTAAGTTCAGACACCCTAAAGACGTGTTACGTGATCCAGCCACTACTCATAATGACCTGACTGACTGCAATTGGCTGATGATCGCTGATTTCGTTCCTACTAACCTACTACGGGCAATCTACTTTAAGAAGAGTGAGGACAAACAGGACGAATGGGAAAGTATCTACGCTCCTACGCATATATTGAATGCGAAGTCTGGAGGTGGACATGACGAGGAGATAAATAACTTTTCACTATTAGACGGTCACAAGGATTATCACAGCTATGGATACGACGATGAAGAAACATTTGACAAAGCGAAGTACACGAAAATCTGGCGTGTCTATGATAAAGTCACGCGACGATTGTTGCTGTTTAACGATAAGAACTGGTCGTGGCCTATATGGGTATGGGACGACCCTTACAATCTCACCAACTTCTTCCCCGTCGTGTGTCTGGAGTTTTATACCGATCCCGAGGGTGATTATGCACGTTCTGAGGTGATGTATTATCTCGATCAACAAGATGCGATCAACGAAATAGCGAGTGAGCGTAGGAGAGCAATCGCATGGACAAGGAAGAACCTGTTCTACGACATCGATGCGATCAAAGACCCGGCTGTTGTAAGCGCATTCTTGAGTGGTGCAGAGAAAGGTGGCGCTGTTGGAGTAAAGGTGCCTGATGGAAAGAAGATGCAAGATCTTATATTCAGTGTACCTCCTCCATCTGGTCAGTTTATGCAGTTGTTCGACTCGCAACCGTATCTACAAGCTATCGATCGCGTATCATCAGTTACCAACGTAATGAGAGGCGTAGAGTATAAGACCAACACGACTAATAAGGCTATCGAGTCATACGAAAGTCAGACACAGACACGTCTTGATGAGAAGATTGACCAGATAGAGGACTTCATTGGTAATGTTGGCGCGACCTTATTAGAGTTGTGTGTAAGTAAGATGCCGGCTGAAATGGTCGCTGCTCTCATTGAAGATAAGATGGGTGAGATATGGGGCGCGATGACACCTATGGCACCTTCGGAATTTCAGGCAAAGTTCTCATTGAGAATGGTAGGTGGTTCTGCACTAAAGCCAACTGCTAGAGCGAAGAAAGAAGAGGCTGTTCAGATCGGACAGGTGCTCGGTCAATTTGGCAAGGCAGTACCAGCATCCATACTTGTAATGATGCGTGTATTTGAGCGTGCATTTGATGAGATAGTTATAACAGAGGAGGATTGGGCACTTATAAGAGCATCGATTGAGAAACAACTTCAACCTGAACAAGAGCAACAACCACAGCAAGGTGGTGATCAACTTGCTGAAGTCGAACAACAGATAAATCAACTACCTCCACAAGCGAAACAGGCTTTGGGAGCGGCAATGGCGAAAGGTGTACCCATCAGACAGGCGATGGAAGAGATAATGATGAGGGTACAACAAGGACAACAGAACAGAGTAACTGAGATAGCTAATACTTCGGCGACACCGAAGCAACCATCAATTAATAGAGGACAAGCAAATGGCGCCCCGCAGGGAGTCCCTCAATAACGAGGTAGAAGATACAGTA